TCAGCCGATCATGGCGCAGCGGCGCGAGCCGGTCGATACAGGCACGGCGTAGCCGATCAGACAAAACTGATCCAGCGCGAACAAAACAATCGACTCCAGAGCATCGGCCTTCGCCGCCGCCACTTCCTTCTTCCATGGCGCCGACGAATCCCCGATGCCGACCAGAAAACTTCGTTGGGCGCGCGAGAACCCCTTCGTCTCTCCGAATTTCACGGTGATCTGGGAGAGATCCAAGTTTCGCAGGAACGTGAACGTGAAGCTCTCCGTCTTCAGATTATCGAGTGTAGCCGCCGTCCATTCGCTCGTGGGATAGTTGATCAACCGGTTCAGGGCGGTGTTGTTCACATCGGTCGGGTAGAGCACCTCGAACCGCGCTGTAGGATAGCCGGCCCGGACGTGACTCATCACCGCCGACGTAAATGCCCCGATCAACGCCGGCAAAAACTGGACTTCCTCCGGATACAGAGCCGGATCCGCCTGATCCGATGGAATCACCGCCATCGGATGCCCATACTGGGATTGAAACGTGCTGGTTGTGTAGGCGTCGTAAAACGGCATCCCTGAACCGGCTAGCGGGAAATACCACCATTGCACCTCGCCGAACTGCAGGTACGGCTGCAGTCCGACGTCCGACTGCAGCCCGGCCATCTCCCTATAAACGTCCCTCCAGTAGTCGCGACTCACAGGCGAGAAGTTCGTCTGGAGGGCGGGTGTATTCAACTGTACCGCCACTCCATTCGGGTACCGCTGGGCAATCCCGGTGGATGGTGACGGGTCGCCATGTTGCAGCTCCATGCTGAACGCGGCCGTCACGTCGATGCCATAATCCTTCAACGCCTGATAGAACGAGCGGCTCCAATCTCTGACGGCCCGGTTCAGCCTCGGCGAAGCCACGAGGTCGGTCCTCCAGTCGCCATCCACACCTCCGGCGAGTTTTGTGCCGCTGGCTTCCAGGTGAAAGACGCCCGAGGCGGGCGACACCGCCACGGTTACCTTATTCCCGTCGGCACCCATCGCCCGCGCATAAATCGTAAGCCGAGCCCCGGACGATTGGGCACGGATGGCCGTGTAGCCGCGATTCAACTCCAACTCGAACGCCTTGGCTAACGTCTCTGCCGTGTCGCCGATCCGATTCACGTGAGAGATCACGGTATCCGAAGGATCTCCTTCACGGCCGATCGTGATCTGCGTCGTCGCGCTGAACACCGGTGTTCCGACAAAATCGACCGTTGCCGAGGCATAGATGTGCCCCGGCCGGTACAGTTCATAAAACCAGAGCGCTCCGACGTAGTGGTTGGCCCGGCCATGAAAGCCGAGACCGTGAATCATCCACGCCGTGCGCTCCGCCGGGACGGCGAGCGAGTGGTCCGTATCCCAGTCGGTCGCCAGCGTGACCTTGTCATCCACCGGAAATGCTGGCAGGAACTGCGTGGCAATGGCCAGCTCGACAAAATCGAAATAGACGTATCCGCCGGCAGGACCGGCGTGAGTGATCGAAACCGTATACGTTCCTGCCGCCCGATTGCCCAGCGAGATCCGCGCCAACACATCCTCGCCCGCGATAAGGAGGTCTTCGGTTCTCACCAGGGCGCCATTCACGCGGAACTCAGCCGTCGCTCCGTTGAACGCATAGCGGCCTCCGACGAATAGCAAATGGGCCTGGGGGCAGGTGTACGTGCAACTCACGCCTGCTCCCGGTGTTGTGGTGTGGCGAATTGTGCCGCCGGAGAAATTACCCAGGCCGGCGGTCCAGCTTCCCGTGTATGTCAGTTCGGCATCGTTGTCCTCGATTCTCCTGCTGCCTGGTCCTGCCACCTGGTATGCGCGGTTTGTCCCTGCCACCACCCAATTGGACACGTTCACGGCAAACTCGCTTCTCTGGTAGGCGCCATCCTGCAAGCCGGCGGCGTAGGTCCAGCGCATCTTGCGGACAGCGTGGGCCGGAACAGGCCGCCCGTCGATTGCCGTGAGGTTGGAAAAGTCCAGTGTCACTCGCCACTTTGTTGGAGAAGCGCCTCCGGCGAACCGCGCCGCCCACGGGGCCCATATTTCCGTCTTCGCACCAGAAACGAAGCCGTACAGTCCCAGGCGATTCCCGTCCAATCCTGTTGTCAGATCCGCCAGGGTCACCTGCAGCCGTGTCCCGGTTCGCGTTGCCGTCAAATGCGTGGAGAATGCCTGGATGCTGTCAACGATTGCCTGGACTGTGCTCTCGAGTGTATCCGTGCCCAGCACCTGATATGTGTGATGTTCCTCGAGGAACGATATGCCGACGTAGTCGCCCGTCGTAATGCTCCCAGTCAGATCGAGCTCGGCTGCTGCCGCTGCATAGCTCCCCTCGATCGCCGTCGCATGGTCGGTGAGCCGCACCCGGTAAAAGTCTTCCGCTCCGTTCTCCCGCGTCCAGAACCGCAGATATGGCCAGTCTACGGTCGGGAACAGATTCGAGTCCATCGGAATACAGTTGCTGCGGGTCTCCTCGTAGGTCAGCACCAGATCGCTCAGATCGCCATCCGGCAGCGAGCGGAAGTAGGGGTGTTCAATGACATTGTGCTGATTCCACTCGATCACGGCCCAATCAAACTGCTGACGCCATGTCCCGGACACGTTGAATCCGGTGGCCGTCGCCTCACTCATCGCGGCGATCGCCGACGGCCGTTCAAAGTAGCACTGCAGGTCCCGGTCGGGTCTTAGCTTTTCGATCGTCTCGGGCACGTTGGCCTCCTACAGCCGCACAACCACGGTCAGGTCACGTCCGGGGCTCGACTCAGCCGTCTGCGCCACCGAAACAATATCGAGGAAGAGTCGGGAAGCGGCCGTCAAAGCCGCCTTGCCGAACCCAGGCACGACGTTCGATGCCGTCGCCCCGGCCAGAATCGTCAGCGTGCAGTATTCGGACGTGTCCACCCTCAGCCGAAGCTGGATCGGTGCTCCCGTGGGTGCTTCGCGAATCACGGCAAACACGTCCTGGACCGAGTGCGCTGTCTCCACCACCAGCGGCGGCGCCGCCGCGGTCTGAATCGCCAGAGGCCCCTCTACTTGAATGGTCAACTGGCCGCCTGACAGCGTCCTCAGTCCGAGGTCGGTTGTAGCCGTGAAGTTGACCCGCCTGGTCTGTCCATTGCCTCGCGAATTGGTCATGAACAGTTCAGCCGCCGCGATTCGCACATCCGGAATGAAGATGGGACACGCGTAGGAACCGCTTGCCGGACTTCCGAAGAAATCGCGCGGGAACGGTACCACGAACACGCTCCGATCAAGCATGTAGGCGAGGGTACCGCTTGCGTGCGAGGCAGCTGCTGTCCCAAACGCCCCCCGTGCCACTGTCAGCACACCTCCTGCACCAACCGTCGCCACCTCCATCACCTCGGCCTCGACCTGGATCAACGCGCCTTCCGATGCACTCCCCCCCGCGAAACTGATCTCCGTGTCACCAGCGGCGATAGCAGTCGCTAACGTGACCGGTGTCGGGCTCGCCAGCTCATTCCAGTAGTGCAGCTTGAGCGTGCCTGCGGAGATGCTTCGCGTGTTCGCCAATGTCGAGAAGGCTACGGCCACGACCTCGACAGTCCCCTGCCCCACAAGATCCAGCCCAAACGCCGGCATGGGCGGTACGTCCAGATCGATGCCCGAGCCAGCTCCACCTCCGATGAGCCACCGCGTCAGTGGAGCGAGCGCGTAACCACTATCCCGGCCCGCGGCGTTCACAGCCAGCCCGACAATGTGGATCGTCGCGCCGGGGCGATTCGGTATCGCGAACCGGATTGGGCTTGTCCGGCCCGTCGAACCGAAATTCCAGCTTGACTCCACGATCACGAAACGGCTGGTGGCGTCCGGTACGGTAGCCCAACTGCCCTGCACCGTAATGACCTCACTTGTGTGTCCGACAATCACCCGTTCCTGCCCGCGGCCCTTGCCAGCGGTAATGCGCACACTCATCCCGGCATACTCATTCGGCACCAGCTGCAGCGTGTCACTGCCGATTGTGCTTGGACCAAAAGTCGTGGCATCCACTTCCGGCTGCAGCTCCAGCCGCCACTCGAAGCGCGCGTGGTCGAAGTTGCCGTCGGGAGGACCCTCGAGCAGAACGCTCAGCCCCGTGTCGGCAAACGTTGATGCCAATGGAACGTTCGACGCGATGCGGAGCATCTGCTGAGGGTTGTCGCCGCGGTACACGTGGAACGCCGTTGTCCCGGGAGCGAAGCTGAGTGCCTGCAGCGTGACTTTGTTCGTGTTGGTGGCCAATGGCAGGCTCGCCCGCACGGTGAACGACAGCTCGCTTTCGTTGCCGGCACTGTCGGCGGCCGTCACCGCGTAATACAGCACGCGCCCGCCCGCCAGGCTCCCGCCCGACGTGTCAATTGCCGGCGACAGCGATAGCGCCGGAATGTCGAGCCCGATCGATGCTGGCGGCCGTGGAACTGTGAAACCGGCCGTGACAAACACGCTGCTGGTGCCGTCGCCTTCGGTTTCCTCGAACTCCTCCACCGAAAACACCTGCTCGCCTTCGACAGTCAGCTGTGCACCAACCAGCGGCCGCGGGGTACCGAAGTCCGCTCCGGGCTGCCTGCGTGCCACGCGGCCGCCCGCCGAGCCAGGATCGTCTCCGTACCAGACGTCATCGTGGATTTGCGCTTCGATCAACGTTGTTGCGTGGTTCAACGCTGGTACCATCCGCGTGACTCGAAACTTTTGCCGCTGCAGCCCTTCCTTGAGATAGGTAATCGTGATCAGATCGCCTGGCCTCAGACCGAGTGCACGGACGCTTGTTTCAAACGTGATGAACTGATTCCCGCGGATCGAGCGGTCCAACTGCAGCCGCAGGATGCGCGCAGCCTGCTGAAAGTTCGGCACTCCCAACGCCGGAGACGTCACACTCACCTCCTGACGGGTCAGTCCCACGTCCTCGGTGTCCACCAGCGACAAGCTATCCTGCTGATACTCGTTGAACTGATCCTGGAACTCAATACTCACGCGGTTTGGGCTCTCTGCGGTGCTACGGCTGGACAGGCGTACAGTTGACTCCCCGTCCTGGCGCCGCGCGATCCCGGAGAACCCGTTCGTCCCGTCGCCGAACTCGTACGCAGGCCATCCGCCATCGAGAGTTACCGTACTGTTGCTCCCAGCAGGTTTGGTGGGCTGCTGAATGGCCAGGGACGCCTCGGCGCGCAACTCCAGCAATCCGCTGTCTCCGTAGGTTAGATAGGCGCGCGATGCCTGGCGCACACCCCGAATCCAATCCGCCACGCTCCGCCTGCGGCGCATGCTCAGGTTGCATTGGAAGCGCGGCCTCAACTGGGTGTTGCCGAACAGATCGGGGATGGTAATCGTTTCTCCACAGTAAGCCGCTACCCGTGCGAAACTGCCGAGATCAATCTCGTCGGCCGTCCAGCCGCTCCGCCGGAGGATATCCAGCATGACCCACGCTGGGTTGTTCGTAAATAGCTCGCCCGCGAAAGCTCCCGCTGTCGAGTAAGTGGGTAGCCTCAGCCCTTCAAGGAGTACCTTCACCTCCGGTACACCCTTGCCGTCGCTCACGCGGTTCGGCACGGACACCGCCATGTAGGCCATGCTGCCGTAGGGGTCGCCCAACGGCTCGCCAGCCGCGTTGGTGAACTCCAGGTTGAACCCCCCGGCCACCCCGCCGTCACTGACCACGTTGTACCAGCCCGTGGCCGTCATATTGGTTCCTGCCACCCCTTGCGGAATCTCCACTCCATTGACGATGACCTTGATGACCTCGTTGATCGGGCCCATGCCGAGCAGTATTTCCATCCGCGTCAGGTTTCCGTCGTTGCGCGCGAAGATAACCGGCGGATTGGTCCACACAGTACCGTAGTGGATCGGAACAAAGTCGTTGTACCGCGCGCCGTTTTCCGCTACCGCGGACGCTTGCATCTGCCTTTCGCCGTGCCCGCGCACGAGAATGCTCGCCGGCACGAACTCCACTCCGCCAAACCGCGAGGTTACATGGCTGGCCGCGTCCTGCCTGAACATTCCTCGTGCCTCGCACGCTAATCGCGTGAAGTCACAGCTTGTGTACGGCGCCACGCCGTTCAGGTTACCCAGCCCGCCCGGTAGGTCCGCTGAGTAACCGCATCGAAACAGCGCGGAATACCTGCCCCTGTCCCCACCATCGAGAGCCTCCTGCCTCTGCTCCGAGTTTGCCGGAAACGACCACGGACATCGCCTCTGAATCCGCACTTCCGGTAGAAACAGTCGCTGCAAGCTGAGCCGGTTGTGCGCACCCAGGCGGATCGTCGCTTCCGTAACCTCCTCGGCCGGGTTCATCGTGCCGCGGAACACGACCATCGACTCGCTGGCTGGCAGATCATTCTTCAGGTCAAAGAACACGAACCTGGCGGTCAGCTTGGCACCCTTCCAACCTGCGGACTGCACAACCTGGGAGAGGAAGGAATCGGCGTTGGCGAGGGTGACGGAAACACGAGACACGGTATCCACGCCATCTTCGGCGCCCCAACGCAGCTCGAAAAGGTTGTGCCGCAACACACGAGGCTGATAGCTGTTTGCCTCGTACGCGACCTGATGCGTGCTCCAGTATTGGCGCGTGCCGTTGGTCAGCTCACACTCAAACAGGATGAGGGGCGTCTCGACAACTTCTTGCTCCTTGATCTCGAAAATGGTTGGCATCGCTTGTCACCCTAGAACCGCGGAGACGATACGGATTCGCGCCGAGTATGCGTCTGGCCCTTCGGCGATCAAAGTGATTTCGTCCTGCGCGAAGCGGGACATCGGGTACACGCCACTCCGCGAGGTGGTAGGTTGATATCCTCCCGCTGCCGCCTGGGCTTCCAGCTGAAATGCGAACAGCTCGACGATCGCTCCGGACTCCAGTTCCACCTCGAACGTCGTGGGTGGGTTCGCAACCGCCACGGACCCGGGGAACTCGAGCCGCTTCCAGGCGGCCGCTGGCACCGCAACAGTAGCGTGACTGGAAGCGCCTGCTGTCCTCCGCACGGTGATGCTCGCAGCAGTGGTGCTCCGTGCCCACAAACTGAGACACGTCTCGAAAATGCCGGGAAGGTTCACCACCTGCCGGAACGATTGCGCGGCTGCGCCTGCGTTGATGACGCGCGTCGCGCGTGTCCCACCGAACGGATCGGCGACGCCGCCTGTGAACTGAAGCAGCGGATCCCGCGCCCAGGGCGCCTGTGTGAGCTCTTCACTCCGGGCGAGCAGATTACCCAAAGGGTCGGCAAAGACGAAGGTCCGCAAGCGTCCCTCCTGATCGCTAAAGAATGCTTCCAGTGTGTCCGCTTCCGTTTGCGTTAGACCGCTGAAGGAGAGATCCCATTCAATTTCACGAGCACCGAGGTCGGCAAACGGGAACCGGTGGCCATCCACAGCCTCGTTGACGATGGTCCTCAGCCGGCGCAGCTTCGCGGACGGATAGTGCGCTATGCATCCCGTGAGTAGTTGTGGAAAGTGAACCATTCCGGGGCTAACTCCAGTTCTGACGGACCCACAGCAGAGTGGAGACCCGCGCGTGGTCGTGAAGCGAAAATACAGCCTCGTCTGTGTCAAAGCTGCAACTCGGGTATGCGACTCCGTCCCAGGGATCGGTAAACTCGAACGTCCCCTGCCGCCCTTGCTGGGAGACGAAGAAGCTTTCCAGTGTTGCCATCTCTTCTTCGGTGAGAAGATCCAGGCGTACCGCCCACCGCCGCAGAACCGCCTTGCGGTCCCGGAACGTCTGTGTGCTGCCATCCACGAAACGCACGGCCATCGTCGAGAACCTTAGCCGCTTCTCCGCCGGATACTGCAGGACTGCGCCAGTCTTCAGTGCCGGAAACTCGCTCATCGCTAGAGCTCCCCGACCACGTCTTGCAGCGGATGCATGTTCAGCAACGCCTCTCGAACCGCGCGGGCGATCTGATCGCCATGATCGAGAAACGATCTGCTGTCCATCGCTTGCACCTGAATCGTCACTGGTGGAGGCGTACCCTGAGCGGGTACGACGCGCAGCTCCCCTCCCTGCCCCGTCACGACCTGGCGCAGTCCGGCGGCGTCCGGCACCGGCAAAGACGCCTCGAGCCGAAGGGGCGGCGGTGCGCTGAACAGAGGCGGCGCCGGCGGCTCGTTCGATTCCCCCCGCCGGAACAATCGAACCAGCGTGCCGGCCAACGGAGACGCTAGTAAGCCCAGCCCAGCCGAGTTCCTGCCTCGTAACTCACTCAACAAACCACGGCCTGCTTCGGCCAGCTCGCGCAGGCGGGCGGACGTGTTCTCTTGCGTAGCCTTGGTGTTTTCGTCGAGCCTCTCTCGCTGACTCGCCACCGCCACTCGCAGCTCGGCCACCTGGGCAGCCAGTACATCGAGCGAAGACCCCTCGCCACGGGAGAGCGGTGCCTGTACGGCACTCAGGAACAACTGCGCCAACTCCTCCTGTCCCGATGTGTTCCCGGCAACCGTTAGCTGGCCGCCGATTCCGAAGCCGTCACCGGTCGACGGCACCCGCTGTCCTACCAACCGCCGGATTTCGCTAAGAATTTCGTCCCTCGTCATGGCTCCTCACTTTCGCAACCTCGGCCTCCAGCAAAGCGAATGCCTCCGCTTGCTTCGCGGGCATCTCCAGAAGGCTCCGGATTTTCTCCAGCCGCCAAATCTGGTGCTCCTCCACCCATGCCAAACTCTGCGTGGAGACGTATGAGCGCGGGCATTCCTCCGCCATCACGCCGTTGCGTGCCCACACTACTCTGCCCGGCTCGCTTGGCTCCGTCCGCAACCAGCCGCATCGGCGATCTTTCTCCAAGCCCCTTGTCCGGCAGTCGTCGCACCTCCACGCGGCTTGGTTGGCGAACTGGAAATGGAAGGCGACGGTCAGTTTTTTCGCTCTTCTCCGGTTAGCTGCAGCTCCTGGCGGATCGCCTGCGTGATCTCGGTGGCCAGGTCCTCCGGACCAAGAGCGATCACGGCCTGCGGACTGGCATCCTGGCCGTCAATCCGCAACCCGCGGACTTCCACCAGACCCCACTCCAGATAGATGCGTCCGATCTCCCGCTCCAGCAATCCCGCCTCCAACTGATCGTTGACCGCCGTGCTCGCCGCCAGAAACTCTCCCTTCAGACCCAGGTCCCGGATCCGCCGCCCGAGCTCGATCCTGCGTCCGAGCGACATGCGCGCGATCACGAATTCCACGCCGGGATAGATCGCGGATTGCCTTGTAAGACAGCTCGCGTATTCCATCACTCATCCAAAGGCGACGACGATTTCGTCGTTATGAACACCCTGAGCGCGGTTGTTGCGGAACCGCCACTGGAGGCGAGCGCCCTCATCGACAAACTCCGGAGGCTCGGGCACCACCGCCGGCAGGTACACTCCGCACAGATGAAGCTCTTGGTTGCCAAGCTGGAACATCGCGGAGACCGGAGACTCGCTGGCGGCCGCCTCGTACAACTCGAGAGTATGTGCCTGCGTGTCGCTTGCTAACTCAAGGTCCAGCGAAACGCTCCGCCGCCCGGCGACGATGCACCGGGGTTTCGATTCGCCAAACTCCCGGCTCCGGAGATCGATGTTGTTCTCCAGCGTGACCTCGGCGGCGAGCAGCGTGTGAAACTGGCTCGGCGCCGTCCCGAACCAGGCCTGCCCCAGGCTTCCTGGCACCAGGGAAAAAGTGCCCGACACGGGGCCGGGTTCTGCGGGAAACGAAGTCAATCCTGCCTGCCCGGAAGCGAACGTGAGATTGTCCACAACATCCGCCGCCACGCCCACAAACTCAAACTGATGGAAGTCTCCATTCACTTCGACTCGCATCCGCTCCACCGCGCCGCCAGCCAGGATCCGCTGCACGGCAGTTGCTGGACTCCAGTAGTCAAAGACCGTCACGCTCGGCAGGTTGGTCGCTGGCAGATAGCTGATCGTTTTCCCGATCGCACTCCCTGCCGCCGGCGCCGTGGAGAACGGGACGTTCAGCGCAACTGTCGTCGGGTTCACGATCGCTGCCACGAACCGGAGCTCGCCGCCGGAGCGGATCGCCTGGCCCACGGTCAGTTCGTGTGCGCTGACGAATTGGACCTGTCCTGCTGCCGGAACCCCGCTCACCGTGCCGCCGGCGAAGACGATTCCTGGGCCGCCCAAGCCAGCCTGGAACAGGGCTCCGTAGCTCGGCGCCGCCGCCGCCGGATCCCAGCCCGCCAGATACACCGACAGATCGAAGCTATTCCGGCGCCGCGCGCCACCGGCTGGCCAGCCGCCGAATGTCCGGCTTCCCGTCTTATCCCGCCTCTGCGGCCGCTCCACGGACTGCCGGACGGCCAGGCTCACGGCCGGAATCCGGTTCGTCAGGGACGCCGTGCCCGCGACACAGTAGTTCGCCTCCGCTGCGGCATAGATCCGATTGTCGCTCGATGCGATGTAACAAGACATTTTGCTCGCCTCCTTTCTCCCACCCTGCTTACGCGATGTTGATCTCCACCGGCACACTCACTCTTGCCACCTTTACGAAGTTCTTTCCGCCGCGCTTGACTGCCTCGAACTTCACTTCGTATTTGCCGCAGTAGTAGATTCCGGCGCCCCACTCACCGCGGCAGTCCTCCAGCACCGCCAGCACTGCTTCCACGTACAGGTGCGTCCGCTCCTCCAACTCCTCCAACCGGTCTTGGGAGTGCCTTACTTCCGCCACTAGGTCCGCTCGCCCTGAGAACCGGCGGAATTTCTCTGTCTGCAGGTTTTGAATTCGCTCGCAGTAGACCAGAACCTGTGGATACTTGTGCCCCTGCGCCCGGTCACTCAAATCCACGGCTGTGTGCTGTTCCGCAATGCCCGGAAAGGGCACCTCCGGCAGACGGAGCTCGCCCAGCTGCAGGCGCAGAGCCAGCTGTCCTGCCACTCCTGACTTCGCGTTCAGCAAGTCCAGGAACGCTCGCGTTACGGCGCTTGCGACATAGGCCATCGCTCACCTCACCCTGCTTCGGCGCACGTAGTAGCTGGGTGCCTGCCCGGTTCCCGGCTCCGGACCCGTCACCAACCCGCTCACCGGCATGGTCCAACTGGTCCCGATGGGCACTGGGGTTCCCGTCTGCTTCGTCACCGGGCCTCCGTTGAATCCCACGTAGACGTCAAACGCCGCGACGCCATTGGGTCCCGCGCCGTTGTCCACCAAGGGCAGTTCCCCTTCCGCCGCAGTGAAGGCGACCACTGGACTCGCCGCGCCGGCTTCTCCCGTTGCCGAAATCCAGCTGGTTTGCACCAGGTATGTTCCCAGCGCTCCCCCCGAGCTGCTTCCGCTGACTGCAGGTGCGCCGGATCGTGGTACGGGCGAGTCCACTAGCCCGATGCCCACTTCGTAAATCAGCTCCGCCGTCTCACGCGACAAGCCCGTGAAGTGCTTCCAGCGGCCCAGGTAACGATCATTCAAGTGACTGTTGTAGGCGTCGCCGTAGACCTCTGCGAGCGTACGCAGCGAGTGCCACCGGCGTACCTCGCGCGTCACTACCACGCGGCTCAGGTCGTAAGCGTTGTGGTTCACCGTACCGGCGACGTTCTGTGTCCGCAACAGGAAGGCGGCCAGGTCCAAAGCGAGTGCCTCTTCAGCCACGAGTAACTTCCGGGTCAGATCTACACCCTCCGTTTTCGCCGTTTCCAGAATCGAACTGTCCAGCGCCTGAAGATCCCCTAGTTCCGATATCTCGCCATCAGTGAACAGCGCCATCTGATGAGCCCCCCACTCAGCGCGTTGACCTTTTCCGGAGGTTCTCGATTTCCGCCTCCGAAATTACGGCCAACTGCACTTTGCCGAACTTTTCCTCTTCCACCGCCCGCTCGGCCGCTGCACGTTGCTCGGCATAGAAGGTCTCCGCCTCCTCCGCCGTCGCCAGGCGTGCCTTGCCGTCAACAATCAGCTGCCCGGCGACGGCTCGCCCGACCTCGGTGCGCACGCCCGGCTTGCCCCCGTTCTCCGTTTTTTCGCTGACCACCACCACCCAATCCGACGGCATCTGCGCCGCTTTCTGGCGAACGTTGCGGTAATACTCTCTCAGATCCATTCCCTCACTCCTGTCGCGGATGTCTCCTCAAAACGGAAGCGGGCCCGGCTACCCGGACCCGCTTCTTCGGCGCGCTTCCGCGCCCCACAACCAAGGCTCCTCCTGAGGTTCTGCTTCGTTTCAGCCGCTAGCTCTTCACCTGAAGACCGTGGTTATTCCGCAGCACTCCGACCCCGTACAGCACGTCCACGGTGAACTGTTGCGACAACGTGTTCGGCTGATAGCTCATCACCACGCGCATTCCGAAGTTGCCCAGTTCGGCGTATTCGGCGATGCCGCCAGTGCCCAGCAACGGCTGAGGCAGCCGGCGCATCACCAGGCCGATCGCGTTCCTGCTGAAGGCGATGTTATTCGTCGTCACCGGACCGCTTCCCGTCTTGGGAACGAATTGCGACCGGAAAACGAAAAAGTCCTTGATCTTGCCGACGCTTCCCTCCACCAGGGCTCGCAGTCCGGCTTCACCGGCGGTGGAATAATCGCTGAACCGCACAATTTGCCGCAGTTGGCCGTAGGCATCACCGCTCACCACCAGATATTTCTGTGAGTTGGCGGCCACCTTCGCGTTAAACAACGCGGTCTCCGCCTGGTCAATCACCGCTTCGGTAAGCGCGGTCCCCGCAGTCCCCACCGGGGCGTTCGCCGTCAATTGCGAGTACAGACCGAGCAGGTCCGTCTCGATCTTCTCCGCCAGCGCTACCACCGCCGGCTGCATGTACAGTTTCAACAGGTCCGGCACCGCCAGCACCTTGGTCACATCCGGAATCTGGAACGTTGCCTCGGCGTGGGTGTTCAACACAATCTGTGCGTTCCCCAAGCTGGGGTTCTGTGTCACCACCGTGCCGCCTTCGGAAATGTTGTTGGCCACCAGCGTCGGCGGAATCGGCACGTTGACCGTGTCGCCCGCCTGCGCCAGGACCGGCTCAAAGTCCCGGTTGACCAGGTTTCCCATCACCAGATTGCCCATCAGGGCAGGCAGCGCATCCGCCGCCACCAGCTTGGCGATCGCTTGCGCTACGTTTGCTGAAGTAATCGAAGGCATACTTGCCGCTTTCCTCCCTCACTCGTTTTTTCTTGAGATAACAGCGCGTTTTTGGCTGTTCTAGTTTCGTGCCACGGGCCGTTAGAACGCGGCCGCCGTGGCGTCAGCCGCTTCATGCGCCGTCACAGTCTCGTCGTCTGCGAGGCCACGCGCATGATTTCCCGCCTCACCCGGTCCATTTCCTCGGGGTCCATCCCCGGCTTGATCCGGTCCAGGTCGATTCCTGTCCCCGCCGTTCCTTGTCCCCGAGCCGTCAGGGTGGCACCGGATCCGCCGCTGCTCCGTGCCGGCAGTAACTCCGGGTTTTCCTGCACAAACTTCGCCAGGTAATCCTTCATCTCCGTCTGGCCGGACCCGTCGCGGGCAACCAGCCGGCCGTGCTCGTCGCGTGTAATGTCGTCACGCACGGCTCGGAATGCCAGGTCCACCTTGGCGACTCCCAGCTTCTGCAGTTCGCCTCGAATGGCCGCGCTCCGCTCGGCCTCCTCGGCTCGCTCCCGGGCCCGCTCGTTCTCCCGCGCGAGCTCGTTCAACCGCTGCTCCAGCTGCTCACGCCGGCGCCGCTCCTCCTCGAGCTCCGCCTTGTAGGCTGGCTCGGACTTGGCTTTCTGCAACTGAACATATTCCCCAATGACTTCCCTGATCACACCGCGAAGGTCGCCATCGGTCGATACCTTCTCTTCCCGCCGGTCACTGCTCGGCGCAGCTTGTTCGCTCATTGCTGTTCATCCTCCATGCCTCGCTCGATCTCCCTGGCGATCTCATCCTTCACGTCCTGCCGTACATCGCAAAGGTATTTGAACGCCAGCTTCTGAAACACCTGCCTCCGAAGTGTCCGGGAGGGAATCCCCAGCCCCAGCAACCGCTCCGCGTCGGCGAGCTCACCGTAGAAATCGCCGATATCGAACTCATCCAGTCCGGAGACATCAACCGCTGTCTCGTCCTGCCTGGCGGCAACAATCCCTCGCAGGAGCCGCTTCATCGTGTCCTTGACGATGTCCCCGAAACCGCGCAGCACCTCCTGCGTAATCGCGAAATCCCGTTGCTTCGCTACTCCGGACTGGCTCACCAGTGACCCGCCCGCCTGATGGAGCAGGTAGCAGACTCGATAGACCTCCTCCTGCAAGCGCCTCAGATTGTCAGCAGCGATCTGATACACCTTCCCTTCCGGCTCGGTCCATCCGAAGCGGTCATTCGGCCCTAACTGGATGTAATAGGAGTCCCCGATCATCTGCCGCCACTCCCGCTCCGAGTACACCACCGGCTGCGCGAACAGACCCATCGTCAGCGCCCAGGACAAAGCATTCGATTTGTTGAAATGCTCCAGTTGCAGCGATCCCGCTTTGTTCAGCAGCCAGAGGCCATCCGGCACACGCACTGTGTACAGGGGAACTCGCCGTAGCCGCGCAAAGCCGTGATATCCCGAATCCGTGAGGTCGACGGCAGCGCTGGAGCCTCCATCCTTTTCGAGCCTGCGGTACACCTGGAACCGTTCCCGATCGAAGTACAGCCAGCGAGTCTCCTTGTTCCATTCGGGCGCTTCAACCGACTCTTTCCGTCTGGCCGACGTCCGCAGCACAACCCACTCGAATTCCCCGCGTTCATCGGTGCTCCAGTTGATCAACTGCTCGGCGCCGCACTCGCTCAAGTACGCATGGTTGACTCCGTCCTGATCCTCCTCGGCCAAATTGGCCGGCGTTCGCCAGCTGCGGGGAAAATCCACAAGCGCGTAACTGACGCCGCAGATGAGTGCCTCGCGCATCTGCTTCCGGAAGAACTCCGATAGGCTGGTTCCGCGGCTGTCGCAGTCCTCCGAGAAAGCCGCCAGGAACTTTCGGGCCCGGGGATCCCCACTCTCGATCAGGATCAGCGGCTCGCGCCGGAAAAGTGTCGCTACGTACCAATCCACGATGGACCCGATGTAGTTCTCGTAGAACACGCGGTGGAGCCGCTCGTTGTAGACCTCCATCGGTTCCCTCTGCCTGCGAATCAGATACTCCCCCGCATTTGTCCGCAGTTGTTCCCCGCCGACATACAGGTCGCGGTACCGCCTCCACAGGGCCGCCTTCGCCTGATAGTCCGGATGTTCCGTGTCAATTGCATCGGTCAGTCGTCGTTCCATTCCTCGTCCTCAGCAATTTCCCTTCGGCGCAAAAATGGTCCGGCCGGAGTCCCCAACCCGGCCGGACCTTCACCACGCCAACACGAGATCGTGCCTCGCCTCAACGTCAAGATGCCGCGCCCGAAGGCACCTGCGGATGCGAGGCACTCTCTCGCGTCAACTTCAAGCTAGCAGCCAGTCTCTTTTCAGAAACAAAATCGTTTCTTACATACCTCTGAAACGAAACCAGATATTTTTTGTCACTCACCCCCGGGAATTCCCCGCCGCCGTTATGCATTCAAACGCTGATGAAACGCCTCGGCCAATCGCTGGTACTAACCGCGGCCGCAAGCGCCCGTGAGTCATCCGGCTCTCTAGATTCAGCTTTCGACAATGACACCGCTTTGCACAGGCCGCTCAGCCTGACCGCACGAGTGCCCGAGGCCGAGGCCGCTACCTCAGCTCCGCGGGGCGCGTACGTCGCTGCCCAAATTAGCGCCGTGGCGGCCCACCCCACCTGCGTCAT